TCATATGTCTCTCTTATCTCTCCAAGTAAAGAAGCCAGCGAATCGTGGCGCATCCTTCGCGCCATGTGTCATGTGATGAAATGTGAGTATCCTTCCGATATACTCTTCCTTGTGCGCCAACAGATGCTCACGCTCAGGGTGTGTCAGTGTGCCAGGCGCTATGTCAATCAAAGCACCATTGAACTCGACAATAAGCGTTCCAGCACGAGTCGACTCCACCATGTTCTCTTTGAGTGTCTGCCGTTTTGCCGTACCTAGGTTACTTCGGATGTCGACGTTATGATTGTCAAACCCTGGCAGTACATCGACCAGAATTGCCTCATCATCTTGAAAGCGCTTCAGCTTGTAGATCAGACCTTCCTTGAAAGTGCCTCTACCATGCTTATAGCGCCCAAGGGGATCACGCGCCATGACGCCCTCGTACCCCATACCAAGGAACTTAGCCTCGACTTCAAGCAGCTCATCCAGGTTCTTGACACGCTCATGCTCCACCAAACTCACCTTCGAGTTGGGGAACAATGAACTGTATCGTGAGATCAAATCCCTGGCATACTCAAGCCTGACTTCAAAAGGCTCATCTGCAAGGTCAACGTCGCAACAGTCAAATACCCTGAACTTTAGGTCGTCGGAGTACTTGTCATCAGAGGTTACGTACGACATTGTACGCCTGCACAGTGCCTTGTCAGTCTCATCACCTTCCGCGAGTTCGCCGTCTAACTCCAGAAAGCCAGAAAATTCTTCCTGCACTTGTTTACTTGGCAGGTCTATTAGTGTACGGCTCTTTGCTACCGAGTACATCTGCGTATCAATGATTCTGAACGCCGAGTCGTACTCATGTTTTTCTGCACCTTTCACCAGACAGCGAATCCCATCAAGCTTAGCACTTACCAGCAATGGGTAACGCAGCTTCTTGAAGTAATTTGGATACTTGAGAGGACTCTCTCGGGGAGCAAACATGGGCCGGAAATTAGACATTGTGTAGCTCCTTCCAGGTCGTACCACATACTATCTTTGAGACGATACTCTTAGTTAGCTGCAGCTCCTCTACGATAACACTATTGCTAACCCCTGCGCGATGCAACTCCAGTATCCGTAAGGCCATCGCTCTGTCTATCTTAGCTAAATGCGATTTTTCACCAAGGTTGGTTATTCTATCATTTGCGTACGCATGTGCTATATTCTCGGCGGGTGTTGTCCATTCTAGATTAGTATATAGATTGTTCGTCTTTATACAATCTTTGTGGTTCACATGAGGCTTCTTATCTGGGTTTAAAACAAAAGCCTCCGCAACCAGACGGTGTACGCGTTGTGTACTCCTACATCCATCATCACAAAGGACCACGGTCAGATAACCAGAAGGTCCTCTTGTTTGTGTTAGCTCCAATCCTGTATGAAGACTAAGTATCCTGCCGAAATTACTTACAAGATACTTACTGCTGAGGCTTACCTCTTTGAATTCCTCAATAGTATGCATGTTCAGTACTTCGAATTCAAAGCTGTAACCACCTTCTTGAGGTCTATCTCATCGAAGCTTTGCTTATAGACCTCCGTCTTGGTGACACGCGTATTGCCGCTAGCTGGCGCATAACCGTGAGTATCACCACCAGGCTCATCAGGTTGATCACGCAGTCTTTGCCATACCCGCTGTGTATCAGGCCCTTCGATATGCTCCTCGATTGTTACGATATACTTAAGCATTAATCACACTCCATTTTGAAGTCATATTCGGTATGTCCAGCCACGTAGCGCTCTCCTGTAACAACCTTACGGCATGTCGGAGAGTCTTCCTTAACGTAGGCGAACACGCTGATTGAAACATTGTCGAACTCGAAGTGGTAATCGATTTCGTTGTAATTGGCATACTCACTAGAACGCATCTTAGTGGGATCCAATGCAACAATACGCTCAAGCATTTCCACCAAGCGATTATCTTTGAAGCCGCCCAGGTCGCGCATGGAGATACCGGTGCTGTATCCCCTGTTCGTCGTCGTGACCGACCACCACTCCTCTCCAATCTTCTGCAACTTCGGAAGCAACCTCTCCATCAACTTCTTGGCGCTAAGGTGCGTCTTGACGTGCTTCTCAAGTTCGACGTCCGCAGATGCCAACTTCTTAAGCTTTCTCTTGTTCAACTTTGCGTCTCCAATGATAACATACATTAAGCTCCGGTCGCACTTGAAACATGTAGCAGTGCTCAAAATGCGGCTGCTGCCCTAGCTCCGAGCAGTTGTTACAGCTAGCGCATTCCTCTCGTAAGAAGTCACGTCTAGCTTCAGCTGTTTCAACAGCCTTCTCGTAGTCGAATTGTTCGCTCATCAATAATACTCCCCACGCATGCAACCTTCATAGATATCAGAGGCCACTTCTTTAGGTGTAAGATAAGCTGAGCTTCTGAAGTAGACCTTGTCGACTACTCGTCCCGCTACTTCTCTTGATTCGCGGTCAGAGTCTATGTCCATGATAGCTTTACGAACGATACGTACGGACTCGCCACTAGCTCGCAATTCTGCAACCTTCTTAGCAAAGCCAGCTAGAATTGGACAAGCTTTTTCACGGTCAGGTGCAGCCAATACAGTTGTACTTGACAGCATTAGAATCATCATAATTGTTTTCATCTTAGGCCTCGTTAAATGTCTGACGTCGTGTTAAGTAAGAAGTCGATGTCGTCTCTGGTAGCATGTGGCATTGACCGTTCAGGAGGGACACCCGCAAAGAACTCCTTCTGCTGATCGTAGCTACACCTTATGAATCGTGTTTCGATATTACCCGTACCATACCAGCGACGAACGAATGACAGGTTCTGTATTCTACTGTTAGAAGTGTTCGTTGCCATCACCACCGCCGTAGTCCTCATCTGTACCCCATCCCGCAGCTGCGAGAGCACTTGCATGATCACCGTCCATGCTGTCGTCCATTTCTGCCGGTGTGAACAACTCAGGGAATGCATCTTCTATCTGCGTCAGTGCAGTCTCAATCCGTCCGGGATCAATTGTTCCGTTCAGTAGCCAGCCATCAGGTGACAGGTTGCCATGTACGTCTTGTAGCACACTGTATGCCTCCGACACTGCCAGCTCTTTCGTCATCTGTTCTGGTGGTGCATCCAGATTGACCATCGCTACAGGTGCGGGGTGCATATAGATATCATCCGCCATCTTTCTTCTCCTTTGAAAACGAGTAAGGTAGACCGTAAGGCGTCTCCCCGTCGATAAATGCTTGATACAAGCCAAGAGCATTCAGCTGTGGAAAGATGTGCTTTCCGACAAGGTCAGGGTGCAGTGCAGCTATCGCAACCCCGATGTCGTCGAAGAACACATCACGATAGCCATCCTCGAATTTGCCACGGAAGTAGCTCATTCAACAAGCTCCTGCAGCTCTACCACCATGCCTGTGAGTTGGTCGACATACTCGTGCAGGACGGTCTCAAAGATTTCTTCGCGCAACATTATTGCCGTGGTGCTGGCTACCTTTCGATCGTTGAGCGTACCGAGAAGTGTACTCATTACATCTCTCGTGCTCTCTATCGACGTTTTAAGGTTTCCGATTTCAGTGTTCAGATCCATCAGTGTGCTTCCTTCGCGAATTGTGCTGTCACCTGCAACTCGGCAGAATATGTATATACTTCGCCGTCTCCAATGCCTTTGCCACTTCCACCTGATTCGCCAGACAGTCCAGGTAATTCTGTCTAGACACGCCTGTGATCAGTAAGAGGGTAATACAGAGTACTCCTACGATGATCAATGCTGCTATCTCTGACTTCATACGTTCTCCAATTTTTAGGGTGCCCCGAAGGACACCCTAATTGTTTACTTTACAGGACAGAAGCCCGCCGGACACTCATCGCCGCCTTCGAATTGAGCACTCGAAATGGAAGTGATGATTGTGGTACTTGCAACGAGTTCATCGTACTGCTCCTTCGTAATAGCCTCATATGGCGCTTGTGTGAAGCCATGCTCGTTATGTAGCAAGAACGATAACGACTTATGATTGTTACGATAGTGCTTCAGCAGATAGTCCTTGATCTCAGGCAGCTCTTCCTTCTTGTAGTAGATCGTGCAGCTGACACTGTTATCCGACCATTCAGTCTGCAAACGCTTAATCCACTTCAACTGCTCCATAGCCGTCATCTGATCTGCAAGGATAGTGCCCTCTGGATACGCGAACGGGAACGTCACAACGACAGTGTTGTAGTCGTCCTTGCCGTCGTAGTCCTTCTGATACTCCACAGGATAACCATGCTTGCGACAGACTTCCACCAACTCATGACCAGCTGCGATCCGAATACGACGCACCATGTACTGTGAGTAGCCAGGATGAACACCTGGAGTAACACCAGGCAACAACGACAACGTGCCGCTAGGCTTCACCGTAGTAAGCTTGATCGAGGTGTTCAGGTCTTTCAACTCTGAGTAGCGCTCATCGTAGTTACGCAAGTGAATGTAACCGTCGCTCATCCAGCTAAGTTGCTCCTTGCTTGCCTGAAGGATACCTGTGAGACCGATACCCATGCGCATGTTCTGGTGAACAATCTGATCTGTCTCCGGATGGTGACACGGGATCAGCAATGAATGCTTGTTCACACGATACAACAACTCGATCAGATCGAAGAACTCCTCACGCGATGTGATGTTCGGCAAAAATATCTCTGCCAGACAGCACGTCTCATATGGAGCAAGAGACTGCTCAGCACAGGGGTTGTAGCCTTGCACTTCGGGATCAGGATAATCATCTTCACCCAGACGTCCAACCTTGCGAGACAGACGTAGATTGACAAGTCCATACGGTTCACGTGGATTGCCCTTATTATCAGGTAGGTACGTGTCCCAGAAGTACTCGTGTAGGTCGCGGATGTCGTCGCAGGCAACTGAGTTGTTACTCATAGCACGCCACGCTGGAACGTTACCGATATCGAACCTCTTGGCGAGCAGGAACTCGATATCATCAGGATCGCCAATTGCTATCTGTGCACTGCGACGGACATTCCCTGCCACAATTACATGGCCGATGATGTTCATGATATCGAGACAATCGATTGGCCTTACCTTCTTGCCCGATCTACGTAGGAGTACTTCTGATATTTTTCCGATTCCCCACACAAGGTCTTCAGGTCCGCTTGCGACACCTCCAAATCCTTTGATAGGAGTTCCTTTACCACGCACGACTTGCGTAGAGTACGTAAAAGTGCCCTTTTCTTTTCGTTCACTAAGAAAAGCTGCTTTAAGGGTTTTCGCAAGGAACCTGACCCATCCTTCTCGTGAATCTGGGATAATAAAGTCTGCTCCTCCGTGGTCAACTCGCGTAGGAGCCTTAAACCATTCACGAACTGCTGGTAACTTGTCAACATGCTTTGCCTGTATGTTGTAACCCACACCAGAACCTAGTGCGAGCATATCCATCGTCCACGTGAAAGGAACGATAGGGTGATCCACGACCACGAATGCACAGTTCTGCAGACTGGCCAAACCGAAACGTTCTACAGTATGCGTTCCTAATTGCCATAAGAAACGTCCTGCAACGCTACCTTTCAATTCCAACAGATACTGTCTAAGGCGCAATGATTCTGCTTCTGAGAAGTCACAGGTCAACTGGTTGTTACAAGCATCGACGACACGATTGATTGTGTCTTCGAACTCCTCTGTTGGACCGCTGTTACCTTCCAGATGCCGACTGTACGTCCTCTTATATGTGAGATAGCCTACGCTACTCCAGGGAGTTTTAGACATGTTGCTCCTTTTACATTGGTTGGAAGTCTTCTTCAGGTGAAGAACTTGCCGCAACCAGTCTACCGGTTTTATAGTTATAGTAAGCGCCTCTTACGGTACCAGTCAAACCCGTATGCCTACATTTGAGAACACGCATCTTGATCGTGTTACGCGTCATGTCATCGTCAGCCGTCATGTCTCTGGCAAAGCTAACAATATCAAAGGATATCTGCTTGATACTACCGCTACCTTTGATGTCATCAACACTTGGCAATTTGCCTTCCTCAAACGACTTTCCGCCTACTGGTGCTTTACGTAAGTGCGATATCAGTCCGATCCATGTTGGATGTCGCTTGACTATCCGTTGCATGGTATTCATGATCTTGTCTATCGCCTCGTTTCCAGACAGGCCCTCAGTTCCCTCAGACACAAGGATTGTTATATGGTCGATGAACAGGTACTTACAACCCATCAGACACATATACTCTAGCTTCTCGGTGATGCTGTCATCATTCATACTACCCTGGTGGTCTAGCAGAAG